TCAGAGCGGGTAGGTGCGGCCGAGCAGGATCTTCTGGGTGCCTCGGTGCAGCAGCAGCACGCGGGCGCCCACAGACAGATCCGCGGCCGGGACGAGCGAAAGCGGGGCGAGCGGGTCGGTGGACGGGTCGGCGCCCGCCTGGCGCACACGCACCGGGTTCGTGGACACCACCACGCCGTCCGAGACGCGCAGCCCCGGTGTCTTCGCGGCCTCCTGCGGGCCGGCGAGCGCCTGCACCAGGCCGGCCATCGGGTTCCCCGTCACGAGACCACCTCCCGCACCGTCGTCTCCGCCAAGCCCGTGCCGTCGTCGAAGCCGGTCTTCTCCACGACCGCGAGCACGTCGACGTCGTGCCGGGTGCGCACGAACCGGACCACCTGGGACATCTCCAGCGGCAGCGGCAGATGCTGGAACGTGAACGTGCTGGCGGGCCGCTGCACCTCCTTCAAGCGGAGGTCCGCGCGCGCCTGCAGGATCGCCTGGGAGGCCGCGTCGACCTCCTCGACCTTGGTGATGACCATGCCGCGGCGCATCGTCCCGTAAGGGGACGACGTGTCCCGGGCCGACGCGGACATGGGCAGCGTGTCCGGGTCGTCCGAGCGGGCGATCAGCACCACCTCGTTCGGGATGCTGTAGGTGTCCCGGTTGTGGGTGACCTCGGGGGCGTACCGCATGGCCGTCGAGTCGTCCCGGAACGTCCACGCCACCCCGCGGGAGGTCGCCGCCCGGGCCGGGCCGGCGCGGAGCACACCCTGCGGGTCCGCGTAGACCGCCGTGAAGTTCGCGGCCGCGAGCATGTCGTTGACCATGCGCAGGTACGTGGTGCCGGCCTCCCAGGACATCTGGGAGGCGAAGACGGCGTCGGAGTCCTCGAGGGCGTGCTTGATGCCCTGCCGGTCCAGCAGGTGCCGGACCGTGCCGATGATGTTCGAGCCCTTGTGGGCCACCCACTCCGAGACCGTGGAGGTCTGCACGTCCAGCCGGTACATGGCGTCGAACAGCTGCAGGTCCTGCGCGCCCCGCGTCTTGTCGGTCAGGACCCGGGTGGGGGACTCCACGATGAACGTGCCCACCGTCCACTGCAGGGACTGCCCGCGGTGGCTGATGCGCTGGTGCGCGCGGAGCCGGTGCTCCATCCAATCGATGTCCTCGGCGCCCTGCCAGATACAGGACCCGCCCGAGCGGATCGTGGCGTGCAGGTTGTTCTCGAACCGGAAGTTTCGGACGCCGCGCAGGGTGCGGATGAACCGGTTCGTGCGGGCGTGCACCAGCTCGTAGATCCACTCGACGTCGCGGGAGCCGGCCAGCAGGTCCACTGCGGCCGGCCCCCACTCGGGGGCGTCGATCAGGTGTAGCTGATCCGTCACTGCTCCACCGCCTCCGCTTCCGCTTCGACATGGTCGATCTCGTACACCGTGAAGGACGCCTCCTCAAGGATCCGCTCCTCACTGCCGGAGACCTCCGAGACGTCCGCGAACCAGCGGCGGCCCTTCGCGTCCCGGTAGAGGATCGGCAGGTCAGCGTCGTCGAGGAACTGCTCAAGCTCCGCATACGTGCAGCCGCCGTCGGGGTTCGGTGCCAGCCGGACCGACACGCTCACCGACCGCTCGCGCTGCTCTCCACGGACCGCGATCGGCAGCTTGGCCCCGGCCATGTGGTGCCGCTCCGAGGCCCGCGACCACGACGGCCCCGTGCGCGCGTTGTCCCGCATCCGCACCTGCCGCGACCAGCCCGGCCCCGAGTTGAGCCAGATCCAGCCCTGAGGGTCCGGGGCCACCAGCACCGGCGCCGCCTCCGCCGTGGAAGGCAGGTCTGAGACCGTGGTCAGCCGGTACGCCGTCGTGCGGGAGGTGTGCGGGGTCGGGTCCACCAGCGCCGTGTCCAACGGCAGGCCCGCCGCGATCCGCAGCCAGTCACCGCCGTCCACGGACCGCCAGATCTCCGCCGACGTTGCTTCCACCTCACCCTCCGCCGGCGGCGGCACCGCCACCGTGAGCATGACCGCGGCCGAGTCCGGCAGCCACTCCGCCGTGAGCACACCCACGGGCGGCTCCGGGTAGTCCACGGCCACCGTGACCTGGTCCCACTCCGACCACAGGCCAGACGCTGCGCGGGCGCGCACACGAATCGTGTACGACCGGCCGTCCTGCAGCCGGACCGGTGGTGTCAGCCCACGCGATGCGCTCGTCCAGGTGCGCTGGTAGACGATCGAGCCCTCGTCGTCGAGGATCTGCACCGACCCCGCCGTCTGCTCGTCGCCCTCCGGGTCGAAGAACGAGTAGACGATCTTCGCCTGTGACGCGGCCAGCGGCCCATCCTGCAGGGAGGTGATCGTCACCGACGGGGCTTGCGCCACCCGTGTCAGCTGCGGGGTCGACCACGGGGACGGATCCGCGTGGGCGCCCCAGGTGCGTACCTGCCACTCCACCGTGCCCGGCTCCCACAGGCCCGCCGGCACCACATGCGTGGAGTCCGCCGCCGTAGCCTTCGGGATCCCTTTCCAGGCGTCCGCGCCCAGGGGCCGCCACCGGATCTCCCGAGCCGACTGCTCCGAGGAATCCGTGCTGTTGTACCGCCACGACAGGGTGATCGGCAGCGCCGCATCCGCGAGCGCCGGCGAGAGGTTAGTGGGGGCCGCGGGCAGGGCGAGGAGCTGCACCCACGACGACCACAGGTACGGGGAGCCCAGGGTCACGCCCTGCGACTCGACCTCGGCGCGGACGGCGTACTGCAGAGGCTTGGACGGGTCCGGCGACGTGATGACGTAGGACGTGCCCGTCGACGTCCACCCCGGGTACTGCCACGCGCCGCCCTCCTGCCGCCACGCGATCTCGGAGCGCGAGTGCGGGGAGACGGACTTGACCCACGAGACGAGGACGTCCATGCCCTGGCGGACGGCCTTGACGGCGGTGGGTGCTGCGGGGGTCGTGTAGACCACCGGGGAGGACGCGAAGGCGGACGTGCCGCCCGTGTTCTTCGCGGCCACCCGCCACTGGTAACGGCGCCCCGCGGTCGTCGTCGTGTCCGTCCACGAGGACACGTTGCCGACCGTGGCCACGGTCTTCCACGTGGCCGCGTTGTCCGCGGACCGCTGGATCACCTGGTTCTGGTACGGGGCCGAGGCCGAGCCCGGGCTGTTCCGGGTCCAGGTGATGACGTGCCGGGTGTCCGACGACCGGGTGACGCCGACGCCGGACGGCGCGGCAGGGGCGGCCAGAGGGCGGGCCGGCACCGGGACGGACCCGGAGACCTTCGCCGTCGTCGGGATGTACGCCAGCCCGGACATGCTGGCCGACCAGGACAGGGTCTGCGCCTTGCCGTACGCGAGCGGGACGGACACCGTGCGCGTCGAGACGACCTGCGAGCCGCCGGACAGGCTGCCGATCCGCACGTACGGCGACGTCGTCGACGCCCCCAGCCCCCCGGAGAGGACGAACGCGGTCGACGGGTCGTCGATCGCCGCGGAGGTCTGCAGCGTGTGCGTGACCGTCACGGACACCGACGACGTCGCCGCGGTCACCGTGGTCGGCGACATCGTCGCCGACCAGATGAGCCGCATCCGCCGCCCCGACACGGACGCCCACGAGCCTGCACCCGACCATGCCATGCGTCCTCCTCAACGTTGCCGGGCGACCCCGCTCTGGGGGCCGCCCGTGATTACTGCATAGCCCCGGCGTACTGCCGGAGCGGCTGGGCCAGGCCGGCCACATGACCAGCCAGGCGGGTGTCGGTGCGCCGGTCCAGGTACGCGGGGAACGCGGTCCCATCTTCGAGCACCAGGGTCAGCGGCTGACGGCCCTCCGGTGCGGCGAGCTTCAGCCGCTCCAGCGACGACCGGGGCGGCCCTGCCACCGAGTGCGCCACCTGCAGGGCCGCCGGCAACCGTCCGGCGCCGTCCAGCAGCAGGTCCCGCGTCGACAGCGGCACCAGATCCACGCCCGCCGTGATCCGCGAGGACGCCGAGAAGTCCGCGGCGTCCATGAACCCGGCGGCCTGCTTCCGCAGGTACCCGGCCTCGTCCGCGATTGCGTCCGCGAAGTCGCGGGACAGTGCGCGGCCCGAGTAAGTGGTGTACCCGCGGCCCGAGAACGGGCCCTCCTTCGCCGGCGAGAACGGGAACAGGCGGCGGATCGCGCCGAGCCCGTCTGCGACGGCATCCTTGGCTCGGCTGAACCCGTTGGTGATCCCGTCCGTGAACCCGGCGAGCAGCGCCCGGCCCGAGTCCTTGAGTAGGCCGCCCAGGTTGCCCAGGGCGTTCATGATGCGGCCCGGCAGGTCTCGGAAGAACGCCTGAACGCGGAGCAGCCCGGTGCTCACGGACTGCTCAAGCGCGGCGATGCCCTTGATGAACGCGTTCTTGGCGTTGGTCATCGTGGACTTCGACAGCGACGTGATCCCAGCCCTCATGCTTCGGAAGAACCCGAGGATCCCCTGGACCATCTGAGAGACCATCGTCCGGAGGGCAGCCGTCGCCCCACCGAACGTGGAGCGCGCCACCGACCAGGCGTTCCGCACGATCGAGCCCATCCCCGATCCCAGGCTGCGGAAGAAGCCGAGCACGGCGTTGACCAGCCCGTTGACTATCGAGGTCAGCCCGGAGGCCCCCGACCGGGCGATGCCGGTGATGTTCGACCAGGCGCCGCGCATTAGCGAGACGATCCCGTTCCAGGCGGCCGAGAACACCCCGGTCACCGAGGACAGGCCACCGCGGAACAGCCCCAGCAGCCCGGACAGGGCTCCCCGGACGACGCCGAGGACCTGGACCGTGAGGACCACGTTGATCGTGTGCCAGATGAACTTGAACGCGCCCACGACTATGGACTTCAGGCCCTCCCATGCGGCCGCCCAGTTGCCCGTGAAGACGCCGGAGATGAACTGGACCAGGCCCTGCAGGAAGCGGATGGCCCCCTGGATCGCGCCGCCCAGGTGGTCGACGAACGCGCCCACCAGCATGAAGATGAACTTCACCGCGAGGGTGACGGCTCCGCCGAGCACGGTGCCGAGCACCTGGGCGACGCGAGCCACGATCGGGGCCAGGAAGTTGAACGCCCCCGCCAGGACCGGGCCGACCACGCGTGCCAGCTCAGCCAATGCCGGGCCGATCACTGCCCACGCCGACTGCACCGCCGAGGCGATGCCCAGGAACGCCGGAGCGACATGCCCCTGCCACAGCTGCACGAACAGCGGCGCCAGGAACGTGCCGACCCACTGCACCATCCCCGAGAGCACCGGCAGGATGACCCCCGTCCAGGCGCCCTGGACTGCGGCGACGATCCCGTTCCAGGCGGGCACGACACCGTTCTGCCAGAAGGAAGTGAAGGCCGGGGCGAGGACGTTGGTGAGCCAGTCCCCGATGGACTGGAAGGTGGGCTGGAGGAAACCAGTCCACGCAGCCTGCGCAGCGGAGACGATGCCGGCCCAGGCGGCGTCCACGATCACCCGGAACTGCTCGAAGTTCTGGTAGGCGTAGACGGCGGCGGCGGCGAGGCCGGCGAGCACGCCCAGGACGATCGTCACCGGGTTGGCGGCCATCACCGCCCACAACTTGCCCAGGACACCCGTCAGGAGTGCCTTGGCGCCCGTCAGGATGGTCGTGGCCACCGCCCACCCCTTGAGGGCGACCCCGATGCCCGCGACCGCGGCGATCGCGGCTGCGAGGCCAGTGGTGAGCAGTCCGACCCACTGCGGGGACTCGCGGAACCAATTGAGTAGCCCGCCGACCGCGGGCAGGACGGTGCCGGTGATGTAGTCCGCGAGCGCGGCGAACACGGGAGTCAGCAGGCCAGAGACGAACGTGGCCAGGTTGGAGGCCGCGGGCAGGACGGTACCCGTGAGGAACGCGGCGAAGTCGGAGAACGCGGGGCCGACGTACGCGGCCACGGTCTCCCCGAACGAGCGCAGCCCGGGCACCGCGGTGCCCGTCAGGAAGTTCACGAACCCGCCGAGGGCCGTGGCCAGCCACTCGCCGATGGTCTTACCCATGGCCTCGACCGGGCCCATCCACTCGATGAAGGACGCGAAGAACCCCTTGACCTGGGGGTACACCCCGGACATGAGGTTCGCGCCGAAGCGTCCGATCGCGGCCATGCTGTTGGCGAAGGCGCCCTGCAGGGTCTCGCCCGACTTCAGGGCGGCCCCGCCCATGCCGGCCTCCATGGCCGAACGGAACGTCTCGAAGTCGATCTCGCCCTCGGAGGCCATGTCAGACACCTCGCTGGCGGTGACGCCGAGCTCCTGGGCCAGCAGCTGCAGGATCGGGATACCAGCCTCGGAGAGCTGCAGGATCTCGTCGCCCTGCAGCTTCCCGCTGGCCTTGACCTTGTTGAAGATCGTGGCCATCGACGTGAAGTCGGTGCCGGCGATCGTCGCGGCGTCGCCCATGAGCTTCAGGACGCCCTCAAGCTCCTCGCCTGGCTGCACGCCAGCGGCCACCGCGGCCGCCGACGCCGTCGCAGCGTCACCCAGCCCGAACGCGGTGCCCTTCACTGCGGCGGTGGCGTTGCGCATGATGCCCTCGACCGTGCCCGCGTCATGCCCGAGCCCGGTCAGCTTCGCCTGTGCGTTCTCGATCGCCGTGAGCCGGCCGAAGCCCTTCGTCAGTGCGGTACCCAGGACCACGCCCGCCCCGGTGATGGCCGCGCCGCCGGCGACCTTCAGGCCCGTGGCGATCCGCTTACCCATCCGCGAGCCCGGCGACGCCGGACCCGACTCCGGGGTGGCCTGGTCCACGGCCTTCCCGACCTCAGACTGGAAGCTCTTGAACGAGGGGCGGACCAGGACCTCCGCGACGCCGACGACGGCCATGGGCACCTCCAGGGGTCTTAGAAGCCGAAGCGCGACAGCGTCTCGGCGGCGTACTTCTCGGCGCGCAGCGCCTTCGCTGTCTCCAGTGCGGTCCGCGGGCCCGGGATCGGCTTCACCGGGCGCGGCTTCTTGCCGGATGCGATCGCCGTCTGCTCGGACCGCAGGGAGCGGACCTCACCGATCAGCGCCGACAGCAGGTCCGTGATTAGGGACGTTTCGGCCAGCGCCGGAGCCCACTCCTCCGGCTCATCCTGCGCCTCCTGCAGCTCCAGCAGGTCAGCGGCGACGTCCGGGTCGTTCAGCTGCGCCTCTCGGAGTCGGCTGGACCGCGGCAGGGAGTGGATCAGTTCCAGCACTCCCAGCCACCGCCCGGCCGCGACCCAGGCCGCAAGATCCACGCCGAACACATCAAGAAGGTCGGCGCGGATCTGGCGGCCCCACCGGTCGATCAGGCCCGAGAGGCGGAGTCTTCCCCCACGGGGCCGTAGGTGGCCTCGAAGTGGGCCTGTGCGGCCTGGGAGATGAGCATGAGGTCCCGCAGGCTCCGCTTCACCCGGAACAGGGCCGTGAAGTCCTCCTCGGACAGCCACTCGCGCAGTGCGGCCTTCACCTGCGTGTCCGGCAGTGCGAACATCCGCTCCGCGGCGTCCACGTCCATGGCGAACGGGTCCGGGAAGGTGATGACGTGGCTGTCTTCGAGCGCGATCTGGAACGGCTCGGCGGCGGCCGGGGACTCCTTGCGCAACTTCGCGAGGGACGCGTGGACCTTCGGGGAGTCGGTCTTCTTCTGGGTGGCCATGTCTGGGTGCCTCCTGGGGTCAGTTCTTCTGGTCGGTCGCGGGCGCGTCGGCCCGCTTCGGGGTGGCCTTCGCCGGGGCGGTGGTGTCAGCGGCGGCGAAGCCCTGCGAGCGCAGCCGCACCTTCTCCGCCGGGTCGGTCGTGGTGATGGACAGGTCGCCCTTGGTGAACGTGGTCTTCTCGGACACGAGGGTCCTCCTTTATCGGCGGGTGCCAGGGAGGGGCCCGGGGGCGGCCCGACGGCACCCAGAAGAAGCGGCCGGCCACGGGGGTCAGGATCAGGGCGTGCCGGCCGTGTAGCCGAGGACGTCCTTGTACTTCAGGGCGCCGGTGCCGCCCATGTAGTGGCGCACCGGGGTGCCCAGCTCGTCGTCGGCGTAGACGGACAGGGTGACCTCGGTGGACACCGCGCCCTCCTGGCCCCAGGTGGCGCCGCCACCCGCGGTCAGGGACACGGTGCCGTAGCCCTTGCCGAGCACCCACTCCTCGTCCGCGGGACCGTCCTTGCCCAGCAGCAGCAGCCGGTACTCCCGGTTCGCGGGCATGTCCGGCTCGTCGAACACGACCTCGCCGGTGACCGGGTCCTGGGTGACCGTGGACAGGTCCGTGCCGTACAGCATCTCCTGCACGTGCTTGCGGCCGGACTCGATGAGCGTGGTCGTGATCGCCCGCGGCACCCGCGTGACGTCCGTGCGCACCGGAGACGCGTAGCCCAGGCCGTCGATGTCCTCGGTCTCGACGTCACGGGTGAACTCGTAGCCGTCCGGGGTGACGATGCCCAGCGGCAGCCACCCCTCCTCCTTGAGGTTCACCAGCTGGCCGGCGCCGGCGAACAGGGACTCGGGCAGGTCGACGTTGCGCGGGGCGATCAGCGCGACCGCCTTCTGGATCTTCCGGACGAGCTTGCGCTCGTCCGACTGGGTCTGCAGCTCATGGAAGGTGACCATGGTGGGGGGTCCTTTCAGGGGACGAGAAAGGCCCCACCACGCGGTGAGGCCGTCAGGTTGATGTGGCTGGGCGCCGTGGTCAGATGGGGCGGGAGACGACCTGCAGCAGGGCAGAGCCCCGATTCAGGCGCTCCGTGTAGGGCGCCTCGGTGGCGCCCTGGACGACGGAGATCGAGTCGATGTACCCGGCCGACGTCGTGATGCCGACCCCGCAGACCTCAGCGAGGATTGCCTCGAGGACCTGCAGTGCCGCCGACGGGCCCTCCGCGTACAGGGCGAGCTGCACCTGCGTCACCCGATCGAGGAAGCCCTCGACCACGGAGGTCTCGAACACGAGCAGCTGCGGCACCGGGTCATGCGCCCCGTACGCGTCCGCCTGCTCCTGGAACACCGTGGTCACCACATGGCCGGCGAACTCCCGGCCGTCCGTCAGCTCGCGGAGCACCTCACGCGGCTGCGGGAACCTCTGGCCCTGCATCAGGCACCGCCGCCAGTCGTGGACCCGCGCAGGGCCGTGACCAGCACCCGCTGCCGCGCGTCCGACGGCACACGTCGGGTCTCCACCACGCGGGCGCCGGCGCGCTCCTCGTTCGCCCAGCCGGCACGGACTGACGTCGGATACGCCTGGTACTCGCCCTCGCCCGTCGACCGGGCACGAGCAGCGATGCGCTCCGCCGCCGACAGCGACGCTTCCGCCACCACGGACGAGGTGCCCAGCCCCCGCACCCCGTCCGCGAGCGCACGGTAGCGGCGGACGCCGGGGACGCGGCGCAGTCCTGCGGTGGTCATCGTCGGTCTCCTCGTCGGATCGGGATCTCCCAGCCGTCAGGCCAGAGGGTGGGCACGCCGTCGACCTCCCAGAGGCCCCGGTGTGATCCGGTGAGGACCTCGACGCGGTCGGAGCCGTGGAAGGTGTGCTCGGACTGGACGTAGATGACCCCGCGGGAGCCGTCGAGGTCGGACCGCTCCTGCGGTTCGGTCGTGCTCCGGGGTGCGATCAGGCACTCCGGGATCTCGACCCGGGACTCCGGGAGGGGCTCGCCGAAGCGGTCCCGCCCGCCACCGGAGTACACGGCGATGGCCACGTAGTCGTCGACGAAGAACGTCAGCGGGGGCCGCGGCGGCCCCGTCAGGCGGGGCCACCTCATCGGCCTGCCCCCGGCTGGATGGTGAACGCCCGGCCGGCACGAGCCCGCGCGCGCAGGTGCGCGGTGAGCAGGTTCCGCTCCGCACGCCGCAGGAACAGCTCCTCGCCGTCCCCGGCCGGCTCCCGGAAGTTCAGCGTGGTCAGGAACGGGCCCGTGGTGCGGGACATGGACTCGAACTGCCCTCCGGGGGCGTCATCCGCGTCCGGGCCCAGGGCCCGCTTGACCATGCGGCAGACCACGAAGGTCACCACGTCGGCGCGCAGCAGCCCGGAGGCCACCCACTCACCGACCGCCGGGTAGTCGCCCTCGATCAGCAGCTCGGCGTCCTCGATCAGGGTCTCGGCCCGGGTCACGGCGCCGGTCGTGATGCCCGGCCACCGCTCCTCCAAGTCCTGCACCGTGGCGAAGCCGCTCATGGGGTCTCCCTTGGATCAGCCCTCAGTGGGCGGGCGGGTGAAGTCCGGCTCGAGGTCCTCGGCCGGCTTCTTGCGTGGGGCTCGCCGGCGCGGCGCCGGCTTCTCCGCCTCGGCGTCGACGACGGCGACGGCGACCGGCGGCTTCGGCTCACCGGCGTCAGCGGGGCCCGGCTCCGCGCCCTCCACGGGCTCGGCCGGCTCCGCGCCCTCCACGGGCTCGGCCGGCTCCGCGCCCTCCACGGGCTCGGCCGGTGCCGCCGACTCCGCAAGCAGGTGGGCGCCGACGAGATCCTCGGCCCAGGCGGGGACGTGCTGGCCGGCCAGGAGAACGACCGGCTCCCCGTCGCGGAGGACGGTGGTGGTGTGCGTGACGATCATGATCGTCCTTTCTCGATCGAGGTGGACCCTGGCCGGCGGCCCAGGCGGGGCCGCCGGCCAGGACCGGACGTCACAGGACGGTCGCGGCCAGGGTCAGGTTCGGGTTGGCCAGCGCCGGCAGCGCGATCGCGTCCGACTCCACCCACGCGGTGTGCGGGATGCCGGTCTCGCGGAACGCGCCCACGATGATGCCCGGCTGCTCGGCCTCGAGGATCCCGTACTGCTCCATGCCCGAGGTCAGCGTGCGACCCCAGTACATGGCGCCCAGCGCCGTGGGCTCCTCCGCGACGGTCGGCCCCGCCGGCGGCATCAGCAGCACCACGTTCTCGGGCAAGATCGGGCCCGCCGAGGTGCGCAGGTCGTACCGCTCGATCACCGGGATGTCGAGGTCGTCCAGCACCGCGAACACGGCGTCACGGCCCATGGGCCGGGTCGCGCCGTTCGCGAGGGTCTCCGTGAACTCGCTGCCGCGCAGCAGCGCCCGGTAGACCTTCGAGCCCATGACGATCGCGCCGGGGGGCACCCCGTTGGTGCCCACGTACACGTCCACCAGCGAGCGCAGGTAGTCGGTGCGGGACACGGCCGCGTCCGTCCACAGCTGGGGCGCCGTCTGCGTGTGCGAGGCCGCGCGCCCGAAGTCGTCCGTGGACTGGAACCGGCGGCCGGCGATGGTCGCCGCGCCGGTCACGGCCACGGACACGCGCTGCCGCTCCGCCGTGGCGGCGATCGCCGCACCGGCCAGGCGCGCCGTGCGACGGAACGCCGCCCGCTGCACCTCCTCGCCCGCGTTGCGGTCCATCAGCTGCGCCCACTCGGTGAGCGGACGCTTCTGGCCCAGCGCCGGCAGGCGCAGGGTCACGATGTCGCCCAGCTCGCCGCCGGCGATCTCCGGCTCGGCAGAGAACGCGCGGTACGCGGCCTCCTCCACCAGACCACCAGAGCCGGTCTGGGTCAGCTCGATCGAGATGCCGTCCGTGGTCACGGACGGCAGGTACCGGGCGAAGGACTGGCCCTCACCCTCGTAGGCCTCTGCGGCCATGCGCGCCTCCGCCGTCAGCTCGACGGCGGAGATCAGGTCGTTCAGGTTCTCCATGGATCAGGTCCTCACTCGAAGATGAAAGCGGTCGGGGCGGTGGGCACGGTGAACTCCACGGGGAGCTCCTCGACCACCACGGCGCCGTGCAGCAGCACCGCGCACGGGACGGCCTCCCCGTCCACGACGTCGACGTCGTCGATCAGGAAGCCCAGGGCGCCGCCCCCGGCGGCCGGGTCCCACTTGACGACGGCGGTGCGATCCGCCGCGTTCACAGGGGTGCCGGAGGGGATGCGACCCTCCGGGTGGTCGGCGGCGGCGGTGAACGTGGACACGTCCAGCGTCGCGGTCTGGGCGTGGTTCACGCCGTGAGCGGACCCGAGCCAGTTCTTGCGGCCGGATCCGATGTTCTGACGGTGAAGCATGGGCACGATGGCCTCCTCAGCTGTTGGGCTTGACGATGCGGCGGCGGTACTCGGCGATGCTCCCCGGCAGGGACGCATCGGTCTGCACACCCGACTTCGGGACCGGGTCCAGAGGCGCCGCGGTGACGTGACGGGACAGCAGAGCCGCCCGCGCCCGCACCTCCTCCTCCGACTCTCCGGCCAGGAGCTCCACCAGCTCGCGCGGGATCGCGTGATCCGCGAGCGCCCGATGCCGCCAGTTCTCCTGTTCTGCGGTGCGCAGCTTGGCGCGGAGGTCCTCGTCAGCGCCGGCGGCCGTCGCGGCCTCCGGCGCGGCACCCGTCGCGGGCTCCTGGTTCCGCTGGGTGGAGCCCGTCGCGGGCTCCTGGTTCTTCTGGGCGGCGAGTTCGGCTTCGAGCTCACGCACGCGCTCCTCGGCGGTGCGGCGCGCGGTGCGCTCGGCCTTGATCGCCTTCTTCCCTGCCTCGGAGAGGCCGGCTTCGGTGGGGCTCTCGCCCTGGTCCCCGTCGGCGTCGCCCGTCGCGGGCTCCGACTTCGGGGTGGTCTGCGCTGCCACGGTCGCGGGCGACGGCGGAGGGGTGGCCGCGGCGCCATGCTGGGCGCCCGCCTCGATGAAGCGCAGGACGCCGGCGAGCAGGGGGTTGAAGGATCGACGCACGAGGGACCTCCTGGAGGGTCGGGGCGGGCGCGCGGCCCGGTCAGTTGGTGGTGTGGACGCCGTCGCGCACCCGGCCCGGGTGCGCGCGGCGGATGTTCTCGAGGATCGCGGTGGTGTTGGCGCGACTGCCTACCGCCGAGGTGGCCTCGCTGTAGACGCTGTAGAGCTCGTCCGGGTCGTAGCCGGTCGGGTAGTCCTGCGGCCCGCGGATCGGCGTCGGGATGCAGTCGCAGTCGTTGTGGTACCGGTCCTCACCGGACTTCGTCCGCAGGGCGCGGTTCCGGGTCAGGTAGACGGCGTCGCGGCTGGCGAGCATCAGACAGAACGCGCACGTGATCGGCCCAGACGGGACCCGCGCCCACCGGAGCCCGTTCGCGGTGGCCGAATCGCGCAGGGTCCCGCGACCGGCGGCCTTGACCCAGCGGGCCACGTCGTCCCGCATCGCGGCGACCACGGCCTCCGGGCCGGCGCCCTGCCACAGCTGGCCGGCATGCCGACGCAGCGTCTGGGTGACGGCCTCGAGCGGGTACGTCTCACCCAGGACCGCCCGGATCCCGTAGACCTCCTCCAGCCACTCCGCGGCCAGCGTGGCCGAAGCGTGACCGAACTGGCCCACCAACTCCGGCATCGCCTCCAGGAGTGCCGTGAGCACCTGGTCCGGCGTCGCGAAGCGGCCCAGGCGGCGTGCCATCCCGTCCAGCGCCCCCATCACGAGATCATGCAGGAGCGCCTGGTCACGGTTGAACGCCTCCAGCTGCTCACGGCTCGGCATGTCCGCTCATCCCTACCCCCGGCCCCGCCTCGAGGAGCTGGCGCACGAGCCCAGCGGACTCCGCCCGCTGCAGGTGGTCCTGCAGCTCTCGGACCTCGACGTCGTCGAAGCCCCACGCCCGAAGCGCCACGCTCGACCCCCGCAGCTCGGGATACGCCGCCGCGAACTTCTGCGCCCGATCCGCGAGCGCGGCCCGCGTGATCGTGCCCGGGTCCGCGAAGCGGGCGTGCACGTGGGCCAGGGCCGTGTTCGTGGCCGGGGAGAGGCCGCGGTGGGCGACGGCGAGGACGAGGCGGCCGAGTGCCTTGCGGGAGGCCATGTAGGAGGGGATCTGCGCCTGGACGAGGTCCACCATCGCGGACTCGTGCTGACGGATCGCGTCCGCGGAGGAAGGGTTGTCGTGGACGATGCCGAGCTGGCTGATCGGGATCGACGTCTCGCCGGCGAACATCATCGCGACGGTGCGCAGATGGTCTGTGTGCGGCTGCATGGACGCCGCCGCCATTTGCGTCAGCTCCGCGCGACGCCACTCGCCGATCTCCTCGTCGAAGAAGTCCGGGATGCCCCAGATGGCCCCTGTGGCGACCTGCCACATGGGCCGGCGCTGGCCGGTCTCGTCTGTGAAGGCCTCCTCGCGGGCGCCCGAGAGGACTCGCTGCGGGGAGGAGAAGTGCTCAGCCTGAACCTCCTGGCGGAGCATGATGCGCACTGCCTGACCGGATAGGTCGATCACCGGGTTCGTGATGCGGGAGCGGCCGAAGGGCCGGTCCAGAGAGCGGTCCCACACGTAGGGGACGACACCGACCTCTCCCGGTGCGGCCCGGTACCGCTCACGCACGACGTGCTCTCCGGTGCGGGTGTCCACCAGGAGCACCTCGCCGGGGACGTGCATCAGCCACACCCCGGCCTCGTCCGTGGCTTCGAGCCCGGCGATGGTCCGCAGCGTCCGGCGGTCCACGATCGCGGACGCCTCCAGCGCCGACCGGGCCGAGAGGACCACGTCCGGGTCTCCGGCGGTCTGGTCGCCCGGGGTGGCGAACACGAAGGAGCAGCCGTGCCGGACGGACGCCTCGATCGCGTACTGCTCCACCGCGGCGGCGTACCCCGAGTCCAGGTGGGCGTTCAGCTCGTCGGCGAGCTCCTCCTCCCGGGAGGACACGAACCCGGTCGGCTTCAGTCGGCGGGCGGGAACCATCACGGCCTTCTCCGGCCACCCCACGGTGGCGGCGAAGCTGCGCATGGACTCCGGAACAGAGAACCCGATCTTCTGCAGCTGCTTGCGCGCGTTGAAGAGGTTCTCCCGATGCCGGTTGGTCGGCTGGTGGCGGCGGACCTGGTCCCGCATCCGCAGGAACAGGGTCTCCTCCTGCGTGTTGAGCACGGCCATGGCCACCTCCTCTGGGATCACACGAACGAGTGCCCGGTCTGCTTCTGCGACGCGGCTCCCTCTCGCGGGCGCCGGCCGAACTTCATCGCGCCGAAGTGCGCGCACACGCCCGCCACCGCGGGGGCGCGGTCCACGTCGTCCTTGGGCCACTGCATCCGCCAGGCGCCCTGCGTGCCGACCGGGGCCTTCGTGGCCGCCAGCACCGCCAGGGACAGCTGTGTCTGGTCGAAGTGGGTCACGGCCCCGGCGCTCACGGCGTCGTACAGGCCCATGCACGCGTCCGCCCACTCCCTCGCGGACAGGACCCGCACCTTCATGCGCTTCTGCAGCAGGTGCACCTCGATGGCCCTCGCCGGGGAGAACGAGTCGATCACGACCGGCACGCGCGCCTTGCACCGCTCCCACAGCCAGGCGACCAGCGAGGCCACCCCTGCATCCGCGTAGGGTGCCGCGGCCGCGACCTCCACGTGCACGCCGGCTTCAGCCCAGTACGCCATGGTGATGGTCACCTTCGTCCGGGCGGGGTCCATGTCCAGGCCCACCGCGGCGAGCCTTGCGTGCGGGTCTGGGTCCGGGTCGTGGCGGGCCGCCCACACGTCCTCCTCGATGGCCTTCTCCGAGGACGTGCGAGGCAGGGGGAAGCAGTTCAGCCGCTCACGCGCGAACGTGCGCGCCGACCAGCGGCCGCGCTCACCGTTCACCGTCTCCCACGTCACCCGGGCGCCGACGGCCGGGTTCGCGTCCCTCACGTGATGGTCATCGCGCACCGCGGCCTGCAGCTCGACGTCCGTCATCCGGTCGATCTCGAGCGAGGCCCCGTACTCGACCCACGCCGTGCGCTCCATCTGCCCGGACACGGCCTTCGACCGCACCCGGATGAACGGTTCGCCCCGCTCGCCGATGGTCTTCGGCGGGGTCCCCAGGTAGATCACGATCGGCTGCCCGTGGGCGGAGGCCGAGATCGTCGGCTCCAGCGCCTCCTGCTCGAGCTCCTCGTACTCCTGCGCCTCATCCACGACCAGCAGGTCGTACGAGGTGCCGCGAGCGCCGCCGGAGGTGCGAGCGGAGAGCTCGATGAGCCCTCCGTTCGTCAGCTCGATGGCCTCCTGGGAGTTCGTGCGCCGGAACTCCTGGATGAGCGCGGACAGCTCGGGGTACGGCGCGGACGGGTCACCCTTGAACCGGCCGAAGAACTTCGTGAGCCGCTTGAAGGCCTTGCGAGCGGAGCCGAGCTTGTGGCTCGTGTGGATGATCTTCCACCCCAGCACGGTCATCAGGTACAGCTCCACAGCCTCCAAGGCCGCGTTCTTCCCGTTCTGGCGCGCCGCGGAGAGCCCCCACGTCGACGCCAGGAACCGGCCGTCCGGGCCGCACCGCAGCCACGCCCGGACCGCCTGCTGCTGCCAGTCGTCCAGGACCAGCCCGTAGCCGGCCGCGAGCGCGATCGCCCCGTCCGCGTGGGTCTCGTCGACGTCGTCGGCCGGCGGGGTGAGCAGGTACCGGGGATTGACGGACACGGCACCCCCTCCGGGTCAGCGTGTGGCGGCGGAGCGTGCGGCCTGCAGCGGCGTCACGTTGCCGCCGGCCTGGACCGCTGCGGCATGGGCGGCGGTCGGGGCGGCGGCGCCCTTCGGGGCCTCCATGGCCGCGAGGCGGCCGATCATGGCGGAGAAGCCGGCCTGCTGCTGGCGAGCCTCGGCGAGCACGGACTGGAACTGCACCTCGACCCGCCAAGTCGGCTCGTCGGCATCCAGGTCCGGCAGGTCACGGAGCCGGAACTGCATCAGCTTCAGCACGCCCTTGCCCTGGATCACGTTGTCCAGCTCGTCCAGGCGGTCCGCGGCACGGGCCGCCTCCAGCGCGAGCGCGTCCACCCCGGCGTCGACGCCGGCGTACCGCTCCCAGATCGTGAGGCCACGGTCACCGAGGCCAGCGGGGGCGTCAGCCATACGGTTGCCCCTCCTCATAGCTGATGCCGGGCTCGAGCCCGTGGGCGGCGAGCGCCGTGTAGATCGCGGCCTGCAGCTCGGTGACGGTGAAGGCGAAGGTCTCGTTGAAGTGCGTCCAGTGCTCCAGCGGGTGAGCCTCGATTGCCTCCCCGTAGTCGTGGCCGTAGATGGCCTGCGCGGCGTGCACGAGTTCGTGGTCGATGACCCGCCGCGAGAGGTCCTGCTGGTTGATGCGCACTACGGCCTGCGGGTTGCAGGGTTTCGTGAACCCCTGCGTGACGCCACGGACGTCTGGCGCGAGCTCGGCACCGTTCCACCGCTGCGCGGCGCGGCGCATCTGTCGGCGCGTCCCGTACACGACGACGTCGACCTGGCGGCCCCTGACCGTGGTCAGCGTGAACTTGAGCGGCACGCTGACCTCCTTGGCTCGGACTATCTGCGCGCGGCGACGAGGGCAGCGTCCAGCGGCGTGGCCCACCGAAGCAGGCCGTCCGGGACGTCGAAGGGAACGCCGGTCATGGCGATGTACCGGCCCGTCGTGTACCGCTCGACCGCACCGCCGGCGTGGCGGGTCACCGTGCCCGGACCAGGCGGGGCCACGACGAACACGTGCAGGCCCGTCCCAGACTGGGAGACCTCCACGAAGAGCGCCGGCTCCGGGATGGCCGCGAGCGCGTCCCGAGCCCAGTCCTTGAGTCGGCCGCGATCGAGGGCGCCGTCGAGGTCGTAGCAGCCCACCCCGTCGCCGAGGACGTAGCCGAGGCCTGCGCCGACGCGCGAGGCGGCGGCCGCGGGGCGGCGGGTCCAGGTGGCGGCCCGGGTTGAGGAGGCGTGCCGGCCGTGCACCGTGAGCGGCACCTTCGTCAGGCGGCCGCCGCGGGGGCGCAGGGCCCAGCGGACCCACCGGTTGGCGGTGGCCATGCACGGCGGCACGGGACGGGCGCGGCGTGCGCGGGCCGCACGGTTGCGGCAGGTGGACGAGCACGCGCGGGCGTCGGCCCGGCGCGTGAGTAGCGCCGCGCCGCATCCGATGCAGGCCCGAGACTTCATGGGTCCAGTCTACCCCGGATGAGACACATAATCCGCATGTTTCCGCCGATTCTGGCGGGTTCCGTGGCGGCCGGCCGCCGGGCTGATCGGCAGGTCCTGCCGGCCCCACCGAACGTGAGCGCCGACAGGCGGCGCCCTGCGGGCCACACGCGCGCGTTCAGCTCAACGGGCCGCGCCGCGAGCCCCGCCGCAGGTGCCCGCCCCACGTAGCCGCGCACGCCGACGCCCCCCCAGGAGAGGGGCCCGGGGGATATTTCCTCGCTATGCGTGGGGGGCGGCGTAGCGGGTAGGGGGAGGGATGGGGGCACCCCTGTGGTGAGGGATGCCCCCCACTCAGTGCCGGCGGCTGACCCGCAGCGGCGCGGCGGCTTGCACAGCGCGTGGCCGCGGAGCGGCGCGCGCGCCCTTCGACTGGTTGCACCGGCGGCAGATCGCGCGGCCGTTGTCCACGGTGTTCGTCCCGCCAGCGGACCACGCGGTGACGTGGTCGGGCTCGGCGCTGTGCGGCAGGCGGCCGGTCCGGTAGTCGAGCGTCACCCCGCAGTACGGGCACCGGTGCTGGCCGGACCGCTCGGCCTCGCGAAGCACGTAGGACCGCCACCGCTTGTACTCGGAGGTGCCGGTCCTTGACGTGGCCACGGCATCACCTCGACGGCGAAGTAGGGTGGTCCGCGTCCTCTCCGACGCGGACCGTGGGCAGGTGCGGCTAGAGGTGGGAGCCCCCTCGTCATGGCCGTCCTTGTGCGAGTGTGAAAGCCGACTCGCGGAACCCAGCTGGGTACGACGAAGGCCCCGACCGTGACGGTCGGGGCCTTCTCGAAGATCAGGGCCTGGGCGCACTTCTCCCAAGCACTGCCGAGCGTACACCTGGGTGCGGTCAGCCTGCAAGCAAGTGCGCCACGGATGGCGGGGCACCCAGCTGAACGGCGAGGTCTACGACCTCGGGGCCGTGCCACTGGGCGCCGCACTCCGCGCACGAAGCGCGCGGGGTCTGGCCCTGCACGATGGTCAGCGCCGGCACGTCCACGAACTCGTCGAGGTCCCGGTTCAGCACCGGGGTCCGGGCGATCCCGCACGCCGGGCACTCGGCTCCGCGCAGGGCGACAACGCGCGGCGGGTCGAACAGCCGTTCGATCGACGCTGTCCACCCGCGCACGGTGGCGAGCATCTCCGCCTCGGCCGCCCGTCCATCCAGGGCGGAGGCGGTCCAGCGGATCCGCTCGGCCAGGGTGAACCCGCCGAGCCCGGGACGCAGGGTGAGCACACCGGGGGTCGAGCGGGCCAGCCACGACAGGTGGATCGCCTCATCCTTCACCTGGCACAGCAGGGCCAGGGCCGTGACGTCGAGCGGGGCACCCGAGCCGACCGACCCGGACGAGCCGCCGCCGCCTTCCCCGGACGGGTGCACCGCGTCCTGCAACTGCTCGAGCAGCGGGGCGGCACGAACGACGGCGGGCCCCGCGTCGGTGTGCAGGATCTGTCTGGTCTCCACGGTGAGCCGGTCCACCAGCTCCATCAGCTCGCTCATGCTTCGCCCTCCTGCTTCGGGCACGAGTTCAGCCGCTCGAGCTGCGCCGCTGTCCGCGGGTAGTGGTGGTGGCAGGTCAGCTCCAGGCTCCAGTAGATGTGCAGGATCCTGCCCTTGTAGTCCGTCGTGTACTCGAGGTCGCAGGTGCACCCGTCCGGGCGCTCCATCCTCCCGAGCAGCTCGTCGTTCACCTGGTCAGCGTCATCCCAGTTCGTCACGCCAGCTCCCTCTCGATCGTCCGGTCGAACCACTGGACCGGCCGCCACAGGCCCGCATCCATCCCCGCGGCAGTGAGCGCCGCGAGCCAGGTCTTCTGCGCCGGCGTGGCCCGGCCCTTCTCCGTCTTCAGCTCCCGGAACAGCACCCGGTCACCGCGCACCAGCACGAGGTCCGGGAACCCCGGCGAGCTCCGGCGCGAGTCGTGGGTGTGATACGCCAGCCAGCCCAGCGAACGAGCCAGCCGCTCCACCCCTCGCTGCAGCTGGTCCTCGCTCATCCCAGCCGCCATCATCCGCACGTACTCGTCCTGCCTCATCCCTCACCACCTCGACCACGGCCACCACGTCTGCCCCGGCGTCTCCGTCTCCTGCCAGACCCAGCCGAGCCCCCGTCCAGACCAGACCCGTCCCGAGCCCCGCCCGTCCCGGACACGTCCAGACCAGGCCCTTCCCGACCTGACCCGTCCCGTCCCGTCCCGGGGAATCCAGATCCTTCAGCCTGGCGATCTGCCGGGATCTGCAGATCCGGTCCTCCGGGCGGGCCCGCGTCACCCTCCGAGGGCGCCCAGTCGGCCTCCTCGACGTCGAGCGGGGAGAGCGCGGTCGCCGGCGCCGGGGCCACGGAGATCCCGTGGTCGGCGAGCCAGGCGTCCAGCCGGCGCTCCCGCTCGGCCTCGGCGCGGCGGGCGTCCGCCTCGCGCTGAGCGTGGGCCGCGGCGGCGTCCGCTGCCTGCCCGTCGACGTCGCGCACCTGGGCTCCGCGCCGGCGCTCCTGCCCGTCCGCGGTCTCGCGCACGCCCTGGCGGGGTGCTGCGGTCGCGGTGCGGGCGGTGCTGCCTGCTGCGGTGGCCGGTGCCGCGGTCGTCGGCGTCGGCGCGGTCTCGCGCTGCGACTGCCGCTCTGCTGCGGTGGCGGTGTCCTGTTGCTCCGGGACGACGTCGTGCTCGGCCAGGAAGGCGAGCGTGTCCGGCCCGTACAGGGGCCGGAACGGCGGGGCCATCAGGGTCCGGCTGAACGAGGTGTTCTCCTCGTCCTTCCGTGCCCCGTTGCAGGCCCGGCAGGCCACCACGAGATCCTCCGGGGAGGCGGCGCCCTGGCCGGGCTTCACGTGGTCGTAGGTCGCGCCGCGGCCCGACTTCCGGTCGCGCCAGGCCACGGACTTGCCGCACCAGCGGCACCCGTCCCCGTCGCGGAGCCGGACCGGGACGGTCAGCTCGGGGTTGGCGACGTCGGCGCGGCGCTGGGTCTCCCACGCGCGCTCCTTCTTCAGGAGCATGTGGAAGAGGTCCTTCTCCTCGACCAGCCGGAACGCCGGCCGCTCGGCGCCCGAGGCGTCCTTCACGGTCGTGCGCGTCCAGTAGCCGGCGCGCTCGGCCGCGGCGGCGAGCACCTTGAAGCGGGCGTCACCACCGGCCGTCACGCGGGCAGTGGCGAGCGTGACCACGTAGTCCTGCTCGTGCTGCGCCGACATGACCGCGCACCGGGCCACGTACCCGAAGAGCTCGTTCACGAGCCGCTCGTCCGCGTCCTCGGCCTCCATCGCCGCCAGCGCGATCGGGTGCATGGCGCTGGCGTCCGAGACCTTCAGCCACGGCATCAGCCCTCCTGCTCCGGTGCGTCGCCCTCGTCCTCGCTGTCGTCCTGCTCCTTCGCCAGGCGGTCGGCGAGGTCCTTGGCCCACTGCTCCAAGGCCGCGGACCAGTCCCGCTCTTCGCCGTCGGCCGGCGCCTCCTCATGGCCCTCCGGGCGGCGGAGGTCCGGGGCCATGCCCAGCAGCTCCTCCGACCACAGGCGCCACTGCATGTCCCACCCCTCGAAGTCGGGTGTCTTGTCCTCGGGCCAGCGCCAGCCCGCGATCATCCCGCGGAACGACTCCCCGACGGCGACGAGCATCATGTTCGACCCCTCAGCAACGGGCTGGAGCGTGATGGGCTCCTCGTACGCCTTCGATGCGGCGAGGAACTTCTTCAGGTGCTCGCCGGCGAACGTCAGGTTCGAGCGGACCGTGCGCGTGGGCGCCGGCCGACGCGACATCACCCTGGCCAGATTCGGGAACTTCTCGTCAACGTCCGCGCCGGGCAGGCGGAACTCCTTGCCCGGGAACAGCCCCGAAACGTCCACCAGACGCCGAGCGGGATCCGAGCTGCCCGGGCTGGTCTCGATCAGCAGGTCACCCTCCGGCTCGTCCTTCCTGCGGGGCGCGCGGAACAAGGTGAGGACCTCCTTGACGTCCTGCGCCGAGAACTCGAGCGCGTCGTCACGGATCGATCCCGTCAGGTCGTCCTTGTCCCACAGCGAGACCACGGCCATGGCGGCCGTGTACCGGTCCGTGGCCATCAGGAAGAGGTTCCCGTCCGTCGCGTGGCCACGGATGCGGCCGAACACGCCCAGCTCGTCCTTCGGGTCCATGTGCGGGGTGAGCGCCTGCAGTGCACGGCGCAGGTCGGCGATCTCAACGAAGAGCTTCACGACGCGGCCCCCTTTGAAGGGCCGGCGAGTGTGTAGTCGTCGCGGGTGGTGGTAGTGAGAGCGGCGGAGAGGGCGGCGACGGCCTTGGACGCGGCGGCCGCGACCGCGGTGATGCCGCGGCCGAACTCCTGGAAGCCGTCACGCAGGGCGTCGAGCGCCTCGGTGATGCGGCGGGCCTGGACCTGCTGAGGGGTCCAGCGGGTGCCGTCCGGGCGGGGCTCGAGGAGGTCGAGCTGGAGCGCCTCCAGCTTCAGGTCCGCCTCGGCGTACACCGCGGCGACAGCGTCGGCGACGGCCCGCTCGGGCGAACCGGCCGGATAGGTGCGGGGTCTGCGGGCGCTCATGCGGGGTCCTCCAGCTCTCTGGTGATCGTGGTGATCAGGGCGTGGTGCTCGGTGGTCTGCCAGGCGGCGACATCGTCCGGCAGCTCGCCGATGGCGGCGCGGGCCTGCTGGAACTCGACACGGTTCAGGACCGCGGCGAGGGCGCCGTGCTGGGCGCGCTCGGCCTCCGCGAGGTCCTCGCGAGCCGCGGCCACGACGGCCGCGATGAGCCGTCGCATGCCCGCCGTGTGCGAGGCGAACGCCGGCAGGAACGTGCCCTCCTTGGCGGCGCGGCCGACCTCGGCGTCCCACAGGGCCGCCACGTACGCGACGGCGTCCTCCTGCCAGGTGCCGGCGACGTCCTGCATCGTGGGGTTCGCCGCGTGCAGGTCCGCGAGCGCGGCGGCGGCTTCTCTGGTGATGCTCATGGGCGGGCCCCGTTCACGTAGTCCCAGGTGACGATCCCTTCGCCCTCGTAGGTGAGGGTGACGGGCGCCCCCGGGCGGAGGTCGGGTTGATCGTCCGGGTATGGACCGCCCCACGCGTTGACGTTGCGGGCCTGCCAGCACTCGTGGCCGGGGGTGAGCGCGTGCTCGCGGTCGTGCTCCGCGCATCCGTGCTCGTTCCATTCCTCGGTGTCGCAGTTGGGCCTGGATCGGCACCAGGCGGACTCCTGGGCGGTGCAGACGACGGCAGTGCCGTCCTCGTTGATGTGGTGGTAGCTCACGGTCATGCCTCCTTGGCGGGCGCGGAGTCGAGGCGGTTGCGGCAGAGGATGCAGAGGTCCAGCTCGCGGTCGAGGAGCACGCCGCGGCGGCCGCACTCGCAGTCGCCCATGTGCTGGCCGATGAGCGAGGGGGTGCGCGGGGCGGGCAACTCGACGACGTCGGCTGAGCGGCTTCGGCGCCGCGGGGGCAGCCGGGGCGGCGGGGCGCGGCTTCGGGGCGGCGGGCTTCTTCTTGGCTCGGCTCCGGGGTGGCACGGGGCGTGCTGGGCTCGGGTTCGGCGGGGGCCTGCGGGGTCTCCGCCTGCGGCTCGGCGGCCGGCGCGGCGACGGCGGCCTCAGCAGCGGGCTCGGGCCAGCGGACGTAGAGCTTCACCGTCTTGTCGTCCTGGGTGCGCGTGGTCGCCTCGCAGCCCCGCTCCTTCCACCACGTGGTCGATGGGGAGCTCTTGGCCTGCTGCACCATGCACCATCGGCCCGGGTTCTTCTTCAGCTGGGCCAGCACCTGGGCATGCACGCCACCGCCTCGGCCCGGGCGCCGTCGCGGCTGCGGATCCTCCCACACCATCTCGATCGTGCTCATGCTCTTCTCCTCGTCATCCGTGCGGCCCTCTCCAGGTCCGCGATCTGGTCCCGCTCGCGCTCCTCGCGCGCCTGGCGGGCGTCCTCGTTCAGGTGGTAGGCGCACACCCGGCCATGCGGGCACACGCCGAGGTGGCGGTTCTGCCGGCAGCACCGGCCATCGCAGGGCACCCCGTGGTAGGCGGCCTTGGCCTTGGGATCGTTCATGCCCTCACCAGCCGTCGCCGGGCCCGCGCGATGCGCGCCCGATCCTCGGGGGTGTGCCCACCCCAGACGCCGAACCGGTAGCTCTTGCCCGTGGACCCCTCGAGGTCGAGGGCGGCCCGCAGGCAGAGCTCCTGCGCGGGGCACTGGTGGCACGCCTGGGCTGCCTCGGCCTGCCGGTATGGGTTCGTGGAGAACCAGGCGTCCGGGTCGGCCCGCCGGCACGGCCACTCGCCCGACTCCTCCACCGAAGTGGCGCCCAGCCCATCGGTCACGAGGGCCCGCATCAGAGCTCACCGGCCTTCGCGGCGTCGAACGCGACCTGCTCCGGGGCGGCGAGCTCACGGCCGAGCTCCTGCCGCATGGCCAGCCACACCGCCGGACTAGAGTCCTCTCGCGTCGCGTCCCGCCACGCGTGCACCCGGGCGGTGCTCGTCCAGCGGGTGGCCACGGCGATGATGACCGCCAGCTCCTGAGCACTCTTCCCGGCCAGCACCTCGGCGACCGCCGTGCGCAACTCCGGGGCATAGGCGCCCAGGTCCGGGCAGAAGATCGCCGCGAGCCCGGCCCTCCTGAAGTGAGTCTCCTCGCAGGCCGTCGCGGCCAGGTGCCGCGCCGCGACCCGCAGGATGCGCTCGTCGCCGGCGGCCGCCTTCGGGAACACCGTGTCCACCAGCCAGAGCCGGACGGTCTCCTGGGCGGTGGCCAGCTCCCGCTCGAGCGCCTCATTCCGGGCCGCGCGCTCGGCGGCCTCCGCCTTCCGCTCAGCGGCGGCCGCGTCCTTCTCCAGCTCCTGCTCCGCGTGCTTGACCAGGTACACCGGAGCGTCGTAGTCGGGGTCGAACGCCACCACCGCACCCGCCTCCAGGGCCGCCGTCGGTGACTCGAAGTCCTGGCGGTCCCACTCGCGCTCGGGGGTGTACAGGGACTCCGGCATGGGGACGACCTCGAAGCCGGCCTCCTCGTGGGCCTTCTGCTCCGCCGAGAGCGCCTTGCGGCGGTCCCGCGTCTGCTTCGCCCGTGCCAGGTAGAAGTCCCAGTTCGTCGCCGTGGCCGTCAGGTGCTCCTCCAGCAGCTCCTCCTCCGGCGAGCCCGCGAACTCCGCCAGCGCCTGCGCCCGCTCGAGCGTCACCTGGCCGTCGTGGAGCGAAGCCAGGGTCGCCTCAGAGAGGTAGGTGAGCTTGATCCGCGAGCGCACGCGGGTCTGGGCAACGCCGGTCTCGCGGGCGATGCGCTTGACGTCCCAGCCCTCGAAGAGGGAGAGCTGGGCGAAGGCGTCGGCCTCTTCGACGGCGGTCAGGTCCTGGCGGTGCAGGTTCTCCTGGAGCATGGCCGCGACCTGCTTCTCCTCGGTGTCGAGGTCGGTGCGGACGATCACGGGGGCGTCGTCGCGGCCGGCGCGCTTGAGGGCGTCGAGGCGGCGGTGGCCGGCGATGATCGTGTAGTCGCCCTCGAGGGTGGGGTTCGGGGCGACGACGAGGGGCTGGAGCAGGCCCTGCGTCTTCACCGAGGCGACCATGTCGTCGGACGCGACGGCGGCTTGGCGGACGTTCTTGGGGTGGGGGGCGCAGGGCGGTGAGCGGGTGGTGCTCGATCTTGAACGCGTCCCGGGTGCGGGTGGTGGTGCTCATGGGAGGAGTCCTTCCTGGGTGGCCTCGGGGGCCTGGGGTCTGGTGGCGGCCGGATGGAACTCGAGGTCCACCGGCGGGTGGGAGGGGGCGACGATGTAGGCGCGGCCGCGGCACTGGCGCCACGGGCCGGCGAGGTCCACGAACACGGAGCGCAGGGCCGGGAAGTAGTGGCGAGCGGCCAGCGCGACCGCGGTCTTCAGCGAGGTGGCGTCCGTGTAGGACACGACCGGGTACGGCCGGGACAGCGGCTTGCCGCCTGGCCGGGCGAACACCAGCGGGTGCGACTGGCGGGTGCTCATCCGCGCCCGCTCCGGTGGCAGGTCAGGTGCTGGTCGAGGGCCTCCATCAGCAGCACGCGGCCGTGGCCGCCATGCGGGAACCAGTCGACGGCACAGCACGAGGGGCAGGTCAGCCACTCACCCGGGCCCGTGGTGCCGGCAGGGCCAGCACCCGACCAGATCGCCACGGCCCGCGGCGACGTCGGCACGGTCTCCACGCGCGGCCACGAGAGCACGGTCGGCGTCGGAGCCTGCACGCCCAGCGGCGCACGGTCAGTCGTCTGGGTGCTCACCAGCCCCACCCCCGGATCAGCTGCTCCGCGGCCCACTCCCCCGCAGGGGCGAGAAGCACGACGGCGGCGAACACCAGGCCGGCCAGCACCGGAACCAGGGCCGCGGTCACGGCGCGGGCCACCCGCTGCACGGCGTGCGCGCGAGTCCCCGCCGCCGGAGCCCACCACGGGTAGAGATCCGCGGGGTCCGTCTCGGCTGGGACGACCCGTCCGTCCCGGAGCACGACGGACTCCACGATGCGGCCACGACCGTTCGGGTCTGGGGCCGTGATCCATGCTTCGATGGGCGGCCACTCGGCGATCCGGGCGCTCACGCGGACTCACCGCCATCAGGTCCCTCGCAGTCCGGGCCGTCCTGATCGACGTCGTCGACGCGGCGGCACGCGTCCTCGTCCGCGACCGTCGTGCCCGCGAAGGAGACGCCCATGTCGTCGGCCGGGATCGACCACACTCCACTCGACAGGTCCTCGGACTTCACGCGGCCTGTGAACGCCGCGTTCTCCGGGAAGCGGATCACCGGAGGTGCCACGGACAGCGCGACGGACTTGAGCAGCTCGACTGCCTCTTCCAGCAGGGCCTCGGTCTTCGTAGGCTCAGCCTCACCCGCGCCGTCCGGCCGGGCCGCGCCGGCGCACCGGCACCCACCGAAGGAGCCTCCGTGAGCGTTCACCCCATCCGCCTGCAGATCCCTTTCGCCGACACGTCCCTGGTCTTCGGCTTCGACGCTGATGCCGAGCGGGACGTCCGTCTCCTGCTGCGCTTCGCCCGAGCCCGCGCCTCGCACGGCGCCGGCGGCTTCTGGCTCGAGTACGGATGGGACACCGGTGAATCCCAGATGGTCTGGATCGACCCGGCCCACATGCCCACCGCGCGCTTCGACGTCACCGCCACCCCCGTCGCCGACCAAGGGCGTGAGGACGACATGAGCCGGCATCTGGCCCGCACGCACCACGTGTACCTGACCGCCAAGGGATGGCAGTCGGACACCCACGAGCTCGCCGTTGACAACTGAATCCACTGCGACTGGGCGCAGGGCATCAGCCAGGGTCTGCGCCCGCCCGTGGGCCACACACTTGCGGCAAGCCACACACGCCTCCCGCGTGCCCGGGTCCACGGCGAACAGGCCGCCGCGAGCGGACTTCCGATCGCCGAACGACACGGCACGGTCGCAGACCACGCACCGCGGGTCCGGGAGACCGCGGAGGTCCTCGGTCAGCAGGTTCCACAGCCACCGCGGGGGCTGGCGATCGTCGGTGTCCTTCACGGCCGGGCGATTCGTCGGCCGCGGACGCCGCTCCATCTCCCACTCGCGCCAGCTCGACGTCTCACTGGCCGTGTGCCCCGCGGTCGTGACCGCGCGGATGATCTCCTCGAGCTGCCCGTTCGGGACGTCGAGCTGGACTCTCGTGTAGTCGGACCCGGGAGGGTCGATCTGGAAGTACATGATGGGTCTCCTCTATGGGTGGTGGCCGGCGCGGGACGCGCGGCCGGGGTGGATGGTCAGGCGGTGGCGCGGCGGGCCCGGCGGGCTACGGCGCCGGGGGCGAGCGCGAAGACGTTCGCGGGGGACAGGGCGGCCTGCTCGGCCTCCTCGTGGGCGAGGACCGCGTCGACGCGGAACCGCCACGCGCGGCCGACCTTGAAGCCGGGGATCCGGCCGGCCTTCGCGGCGTCCTGGACCCACTCCTCGGAGACCTGCCAGCGGGCGGCGAGGTCCGAGGTCGTGAGGACGGCGGGGACCTCGACGGTCTGGGCGACGGCGGCGGTCATGCTGCGCTCCTCTGCAGGGGAAGGGACTTGATCAGGTCGTGACGGCCCACCCGGTAGCAGAAGCGCTCCAGGGCACCGACGCTCGGGAACCCCGCACGGCGGGCCGCGGCCTCACGGGCCACGCGGGCGGCGGCCAGGTCCTCCAGGTCCTCCAGACGGGCAGCCGTGCGCTCCGCGGCCCGGGCCGTCCTCGCCTCCCTGGCGCGGCGCAAGTTCTCGACGTAGAAAGGCGCGGCGGCGGTGGTCATGCCGTCACCACCCCACCCGCGACCGCCGGCCCCGCCTCGAGGTCACGCTCGACGATGGAGGACCACCGGTGGTCGGTGTCACGCACCCAGCGGATGACGTCCGGGCCGTCGACCACGGCGAACCGCTCGATCTGCGCGGGCATGACCAGCACGTCATCCGCGCTGCGCCAGAAGCCGGCCTCATCGAGCCACACGGACTCGTGCACGACGCCGCCGCGCACCTCGACGTCATAGACGCCCGAGCCGGGCGCGGACGGCAGCAGGTCCTCGATGAGGGGGGTGCTCATGCCTTCACCACCCGGATGCCGAGCAGCTCGAAGGCCGGCTGGTTGGTCAGGCGGGACCGGACGACGCCGAGGCCCTTGCCGGTGAGCCGGACCTGCGGGGCCGCGGACTCCCGCACCTCACCCGAGACGAGGTCCCGGTACGTGCGGGCCTTCACCACGAACAGGCCCTGCTCGACGTACCGCTGGTACACGTGCGGACGTCCCCTCGCGTCGCGGTAGAGGTAGCCCCAGTCCACGAGGGCCTTCACGAGGCGCTTCTCGCCGATCTCGATCTGCCCGGACTCGCACAGCACCTTCGCGGCGTCGTTGTACGACCACGAGCCAGCCGAGGACACGATCGACTCCCACGCGGCGACCTTCGGAGCGTCCTCGGCGACCTTCGCCTCGAGCGCCTCGACCTTCGCCACCGTCAGGGTCAGGGCCCGGTGGATGATCTCGTCCTCGGTCAGCTCACGCTGCACGGAGTACGCGCCCGTCTTCCGGATCGCCGGGAGCACCTCGTGCGTCAGCCACCGCTTGAACGCCTTCGCCTCCGGCTTCCGCGAGCGCAGCACCAGCGAGTACATGCCGGCCTCGGTGACAACGACCATGGTCTGCGGGCCGGAGGGGGTGTCTACCAGACACCCCCTCTTCTCGTCGGCGTCGAGGTAGCGGGTGGCGTCCTGCTGGCGGCCGATCTCGAGGACGGCGCAGAGGTCGGCGGCGACGAAGTGGGGCTCGCCGTCGACGACGGCAGTGCGCACGGCGGTGGCGCCGTACTGGAACGGGGTCAGGGCGGTCATGCTGCGCTCCTCTCGGCGGTGCATGCACCATGTGTCACTTCGGGCACGACTTCTTGCTCCTCGAGGGCGAAGAGCTCCTCCCAGTCGCGGTCAAGGCGGGCGGCGAGTGCGATGGCGAAGCCCTCCGAGAGGGTCTTCATCCGCCCGGTCTCGAGCTTGCTGATCGCGTTCTGGGACTTGTTCACCAGAAACGCGAGCTGGCGCTGGGTGTAGTTGCAGTTCAGTCGACGGCGGCGTAGCGCGTCGGGGTCCTTCACCCGCATCCAGGTCTCCTTCCTCACGACGTTGAGATGGCGGCGTCTGCCGGTCTGTCGCTTCATCATGCCCTCCCGGTGGTGGTGTTGACAACTGGTAGAAGTACCGTACACCCGTGGTTGTCAGGCGCACAACCGCTGTAGCCTGCTTACTGGTGCGCGCTCCGGCTGTCTTGGTTGTCAGTGGCGCACCGCGTCATGTTGAACCACTCCCACACCCCGGCCGAGGCTGATCCCGTGAATGAACCCGACTCCTTGCAGGCACTGGCGAAGGCCGTGCTGGACAAGCAGCAGGCATCCGCTCGGCAGATCGCCGAGTATGCGCGGAAGGCCGGCAAGCGGCTTAGCTACACCACGCTGAACCACATGGCGGCTGGAACGTATCGGTCGACGCCGACCGCGGAGACGCTGCAGACCCTGGCCTGGCTGGCCGGGGTCTCGGAGACGGTCGCATTCCACGCCGCGGGACTTCCTGTCCCGGGCCCGCCCCTGGCCGACGAACTGCCCCCGGGATCGGACAACCTGTCCCCGAAGTCCCGAGCCGCCGTCATCCAGATGCTGCGGGTCCTCATCGACCTGGAGAGCAACCATGACGAGCACGACCACCCAGACCAGCACCAGGACCGCGAGCGCGGCACGGCCGAGCGCGGGGGAGCGCGCGGCGGTGACGCTAGCGCTGAACAGAAGACCGCGGCGGCCGGTGCGCCGGCCGACTTCGATCTGGCAGCACACCCCGACTTCGAGCTGACCCGCGACCGGCAGGCCCGGGAGTGGGGCGACGCCGGCGAGGAATCGCAGGACCACGGAGAAGGAGAAAGCGCGTGAGCGTGCGACGCCGGTATCCCTACGGCTTCAGGGTGTGGACCTTCTCCCTGGAGCAGGCGCGTGAGCGTGACTCTGAGGCGGGACCGGAGACCGTCCCCCTGCTGCCGTTGCAGACCGAGAGCGCGAAGGGGATGCTGCTAGGCGCCCTGCAGGTGCTGCAGACTGAGGGCCTCAAGATCCACGATCAGAAGCAGCACCGGATCGTGGAGATCCACGACGCCACGGCACAGGGGTTCATCCTGCTCAAGATCGAGGGCGGGCGCGCTGGCAGCAAGTTCACCGTCAAGGACGAGCGCGGCCAGGAGCGCGGCGAAGTCCGTGAGGAGGATTCCCTTGTCTGGCCGGGCCGTGTCCTGATCGCCTTCTCCTCAAACGACGCCCGCCAGGGCTTCATGGTGCACGAGACCTACTCAGGGCGAACCCACAGCGAGGTGACCCGTCTGCGGCTCTACGCCCACCTGCTCGCACGCCACAACGTGTCCCTGCACACCGCGCACGACCTCGCCGACAACATGGCCTGGGACCAGGTGCTGAAGGACGACGCTGCCCGCATCGAGGAGATCGAGTTCACGGTCAAGGCGCCAGACGACGTGACGATCGGGGAGGACACCCGACCGCGGAAGATGAGCGTCGCGTATCAGGTCGAGCCAGCCCCGGTGGATCGCTTCCTCAGGAAGGGCAGCCGCACCAGCGTCACCGATCTCGTGAACAGCGTAGGCTCCCTGCCTCACCCCGATTCCTTCGAGGAAGGGGAGGCGGTCGTGGAGATCGCCACGGCGCACGGCACCAGGCGGCTGCAGATCGGCCGCCGCCCATACCCCTTCACGCGGCTCATCAAGTCCCCCTACCAGGTCGACGACGTAGAATTCCTCCACGAGGTCACCCCCGACCTCCTCGAACTGGCGGCACGACTCGACATGGCCCTGCCGCAGCCGTTCCTCCCTACCGACTCCCTGCGCCCTAACCCCTGACCGTCGCTCCCACCCAAGGAGGTGGCACCGTGTTCGAGCGATTCGACCTCCGTCCCCTCGCCCGCCCCCACTTCCAGAGCCTGATCGACCCAGGCCGCCGGCGGATCTCCTTCGGCACGACGGCCATCATCTTCCTGCTGCCCCTCGCCGTCGGCATCCTCGGAGGCTGGGCTGTGCCCATCCCCGGTGCCGCACCCGCCGACGCTTCCGGCGGCGCGCCTGCGCCGGCCAGCAGCGCCGCGAGCGCGGTCTTCACCGCCCTCCCCGGGGCAGCAGGTACCCTCGTCGCGGGCTTCCTCGCCGCCTTCGTCCTCCTGATGAACCTGCGTATCAAGCTCGATGACTCGCCCCAGCTCCCGCGCACCCCCGCTCAACTGCGCTCCATCAGCACCGCGGCCATGTCTTCCCTCTACCTGACCACCGTCAGCGGCAGCGCTCTGATCGTGTCCCTATGCCTGGCCATCTTCGGGGCCCCCCTCGCCGCCATCGCGCCCCTGGCGTTCCGGGCGCTCGTAGGCCTGGTTCTCGGGTTGTTCACGCACATCCTCGTCAACGCCATCACTGTGCTGCGCCGCGTCGCCGGCGCCTACTACGTGCTCTACAAGGGCGAGATCAGACGCGTACCCGTGCGCGGCGTCCCTGAACACGACAAGCGGGCTTCCTGAATCCACGTAACGTGTCCCGTCTCACGGTTACGGTGCGGGCATGTTCCACCCCTGGAGGGCGCTGCGCACGCTGACGCACGTCGTCGTGGTCTGGGCCCGCCCGCACCCGGCGGCGCCGGCCGCGACCGATGGCGCGACGGTGATCTGGCTCGACCCCCGCATGACGCAGGCCGAGCGGCGGTGCGCGCTCACCCACGAGCTCGTGCACCTCGAGCACGGCCACCGTGGTTGCCAGCCGCCGGCCGTCGAGCATGCGGTGCGCGCGGCCGCGGCCCGGCAGCTGATCACGCTCGAGCAGCTCTCCGCCGCCCTGCCCTGGTCCATGAGCCTGGACGAGCTCGCCGACGAACTGTGGGTGACCCCGCTCGTGCTCACCGACCGGCTCGCCGGGCTCACCCGGGCCGAGCGGGAGCACCTCGCCGCCCGGATCCCCGAGCACCGCGACACCGTCTAGCCTGTCCGACCCCGGACGTACCGTCCCGACATGACCACGACCACCCAGGCGCCCGCGAGCGCCGGCCACCTGTCCGTGCGTGACCACATGGTGCTGCAGCTGTGGGGGCGGCGGTGGCGGCATGGGGCCGCGCGTGACCGGGCCGCTGAGCATCTGGTCGGGTTGCGGGGTACGGCGCTGGCGATGCGCGTGGCGGTGCTGGCCGAGGACCCGGTGGCGATCGCCGCCTACCCGGTGATCACGCGGCGGGCCCGGGAGGCTCGGCAGACCCGCGAGCGCGCGGTGCGGGCGCCTGCCGCTTAACGTGTCCGCCCCCTCGGGGAGCGTGGAGGCCGCGAAGGGAAGCGCAAGAGAGGCCCCGTCCAGCAGCCAGCTGGGCGGGGCCTCTCGCTGTGCCAGGGGTCAGGTGCCGGGGGAGGGCCGCCAGCCGATCGCGTCGACCGCGGCGCGCTGGGCGTCCAGGAGCAGGTGCGCGTACCGCCGCGAGGTGGTCTCGAGCGACTCGTGGCCGAGGCGGTGCTGCACGATCTGCGGGGCCACCCCCTCCATCAGCGCCCACGAGGCGAACGTGTGCCGCGCCGAGTGCGGCGAGAGGTCCTTCGTGATGCCGGCGGCCGCGAGCGCGGGCTTCCAGTGGCGCTCGACGAAGTTCGTGCGGTGGATGACGCGGCCGGTGGGGGAGGTCAGGAGGAAGTCCTCGGGGGGTCGGCCGGCGGCGAGTGGGGTGAGCATGGCCACGACGTGGTCGGGGAGCATGATCGCGCGGCGGCCGCGCTGGGTCTTCGGGGTGCCGAGGACGACGCCCTGGGCGCCCTTCTTCCAGGCGCGGCGCACGTGGATGACGCCGGCGTCGACGTCGAGGTCGCGGACCTGCAGGGCGGTGGCCTCGCCCCAGCGGGCGCCGGAGGTGATCAGCAGGGCCAGCAGCGGTTGGAAGTGCGGGGTCATGGCCCGGTAGAAGCGGTCCCACTCGGGGCGGGTGAAGATGTCCTTCTCCTCCTCGACGTCGTCGGCCGGCAGGTCCTGCCCGTGTGCCGGGTTCGTGGGGATCAGACCGTCCTGGACGGCCAGGTAGAGGATCGAGGACAGCAGCGAGTGGGCGTTGCGAACCGTCTTCGGGGACACCGGCTCCAGCGACGGCGCCGGTGTGCCTGCCCGCGCCGCGCGCTCGGCCGCGGCCCGCGAGCGCGCGGTGGGCTGGGTCATCTGCCAGCGGATCCAGTCCTGGACGGCGGGCCGGTCGATCGCGGTGACGGGCAGCTGCCCGAGGCGGGGGAGGAAGGTGCGGGCAGCCTCGCGGCGGTAGCCGGCCAGGGTGCCCTCGCTGCAGCGGACGGCGCGGGCCTCGACGTAGCGGTCCAGGCACTGGGCGAGCGTGGGCACGTCCTCGGCGCCGTCGGCGTGGGCCTCGAGCAGGCGGCGGGCGACGTCCGGGCCCTGGGCGGGGTCCTCGATGATCGCCTTGATGCGGCGCGCCCCCGTCTCGGAGAGCATGGCCGGCATCTGCCGGAAGCGGCCGCCCTCGTAGTAGCCCACCCGGAAGGTGGTCACGCCCTTCTTCGACGTGCGCGTGCTGATGGTTGCCAT